ACCGATGACGGTCACAAGTCCGTATTTAAAAAGCAGAGAGAGGCAAGGTCAAAAATAACAAATAAAGGAATCGAAAAAAATGAAATTGATAGATGAGATTACTATTAAGGCGGATTGTGTTGAGATTTTCCTCCGTGATTTATGTAAAAAATATGACCAAAACACTTTTATTGTGGATGTGATTATGCAACCGCAGAAATTTCAAGGTGTATTTGATAAGTGGAGAATTGACAATGGATATGACAATCATCCAATGGATAGATCAAACAAGATTGGTTCGGTCAAGGATTTAATTGAGCCAGATGAATGTGATAAATACCATAAAGATGTTGACAATGAGGCAATGAGGAGGGCAATGAAATGAAGGATGCTTATTATTTTCCTCACGATTCAAATGCAAGAAACGATCAAAGGCTTTTAAAAGTACGATACAGGCATGGCACGGGTGGATATGGTGCTTTCTTTATGTTGTTGGAGATAATGCGAGATACGGGCGATTACAGGCTTAAAATGACCGATCTAGAAATGATTGACGAAATGGAAATACATATTGGGGTTGATGTGTTAATTGATATTGTTGAAAATTATGATCTGTTTGAAATGGAAGATGGATATTTTTATTCAATTTCATTTGATAAGCGAATGCAGAAAATGAATGATCTGCGGGAAATAAGAGCAAAAGCAGGGCGGAAGGGTGGCAAAGTTAAACCAAAACCCAAGCAAACCGTAAGCAAAAGTAAAGCATTAAAGGAGAATATATTAAAAAAGAATATATTAAATAATAAGAAAGATATTAAGAGCCTTGAATCGATCAATAAAGAGTTTTTAAATGAATTACAGGAAAAGCATCTGGATATTGATGTTTTTTTTCAATTTGATAAATTTAAAAATTACTTATCCGCCAATGGAAAGTCGTATAAGGATTACAGGGCGGGATTTCGTAATTGGCTTGTAAGTGGATTTTGTGAAAAGACAGATAAAATCCGTTTAAAAAAGCAAAAGATTCAAACCTTGAATAACAAAATCAAGCGGGATAAGGAGTTGGAAAATAATTCGGCAACACAGGAAGAAATGAGGGCGGAAATGGACAAGGCTATTGGCAAGATCAGTAGGAAATATACCGTTTGAAAATTATTGAGGATATTATAAAAAATTATGATTTATCTGACGCAATATCGGAATCCTTAAATAATGAACTTGAGGATGCTTTTTTAAAATGGTGGCAAAAACAATCAAGTGAGTGGTCACAAATGTTGTTAGTAAAGGAAAGCAGAATCAGAATATTGGAGAAAAAAATTGGAAAGCCTTAAGGATTTATTAGAAATCCACGAAGAAAATATCCAACTTAAAAAACAAGTTAAAGTATTACTTGAACTAATTAACAGGATCAAACATTACCAACCAAAAATGGTTGATATTCATTTGAAGGAGGCGGGATTGGATGTCTGACCTTCTGAAAAAGGGTGAAGGGGTGCGGGGAGTTCTCGATTCCACCCGCACCCGCCCTGTTAATTCTATTACGAAAAAGTGTACTCAATGCAAGGATGAGAAATCACTTGCTGATTTTATTAAAATGGGAATCTCCCGTCATAGTATGTGTGATCCGTGTCGTAAGGCTTATACAAAAAAGAACAATGATAAAATTCAAAAACTTAAAAAACAAAAAATCTGGTGATTAATAGCCAAGCAAAAGGCAAAAGATATGAACTCAAAGTCGCCAAATATATCAACAAGATATTGGGGACGTTCTTGCGAAGGACTCCTCTATCTGGTGTAATGGATCTAAAGGGCGATATATAAGAGATCAACCCAGAGTCACCGATTTACCCGTATCATATTGAATGTAAAAATCATAAGGCTTTGCATATTCCTAAATGGTGGGAACAAACGACAAGGGATTGCCCCGTTGGTAAAACCCCCGTATTAATATTTAATATGAAGGGCAGAGATATGATCTGCCTTGAAATAAACGATTGGCTTAGTTACTTGATAGCCAATGAAACAGACGAAAAAAAACAATAAGGAGAGAATCAAATGGCAGAGATGCAAAATGTTACTCGACCAAATATTAAGATTGTCAAAAGTCTTGATATGACTTTGATGCATAAATCAACCAGAACAATCAACGACACAATCAAGAAAGCAACGGGAATAAAAAAGACCGCTATCCTTGACCAGATTCGTACCGCAGAGTATGATCTTGACACTTTAAGAACTAATATGAAGAGGGTCAGAGTCAATCACCTAATTGACCATACCAACGGAAATGGCGGAGTTTCAAGGGGATACGAATCTCCAGAGTTGTTTATTGTAAACCACTTACAGGAGATTGGTTTGTTTCCTGTTCAGAAAGTTGAGGTTCTTACAGGGGTATTGACAACGGTATTAAAAGAGTTTGTTGAAACCAGCAAGTAAATGGATGTAAAAAGGCACGGGGCATCTTTCGGGATGCCCCAGATGGTCAAACAATATGAAAATTGATAATATAACATTCCCCAAAATATTCCTAAAACTTGCGGAGGAACTCGGAAAAACGAGGACAATGCTTTCAAAAAAGGTTTACAAGGAGGGGTCTGAAAAATATAGGGGGGAGGATGAGGTTAAAATCTCAAGGCTTGGCATATTGGGGGAACTTATTGCTTGGCACGATTTGACAAATAAAAATATTCTTTTTAAAGCAACCCCCCTTATTGATGAAAAGCCGATTGCAGAGCCAGACATTGAATTGCTTTTAGATAATATCAAGATTGATGTCAAGGGGGTTGGTTATTTTACAACTGAATTAATGGTCAATGAAAATGCTCACAAAAACATTGGGAAACGACCTAATCAATATTGGTTTATCAAAATTGATGAATATAGGTGCAGGGCGGAGTCTTATCTTGTTGATTCCCGTGATGTTGATGGGTGGGAACTTATCCAAAAGAAATACACTCCCGCTTATTGCAAGGATATTGAGGATATTTCCATTGTCTGCGAATTGCCAGACGTATTACAACATCAAGATTGGATGAATAAATGAAAGATATAAACGAAATATGGTTGGCGATAGAAGAACTACAGGAAAAAATCAGACTATTACAAGTAAATTCTCACCCGCCTATAAATTGGAACGAGATACTTGCCTCAAATGTTAAACGGATTGAGGAGTTGGAAAAAAAAGTAAAAAAATGAATTATAATAAGAGGCAACTGTGGAAAATAATTGAAAGCCTATTTGCACAACTGAAAGAAGAAAAAAAGGAAAATGACATATTGAGAAAAATATTAAAATGCCACCTACCAGAGTTGGGGAATGACAAGAATTAAGGTATGGTCATCAATAATAATATTTTGCATCGGGTTCTGGTGCGTGGTGCTTTGGACGGTTTTATAAAATATATTGGAAAAAGGTTCTTTAAATGCGAAAGATGTGGAACTGCTAAAACAACTAAACAATTTACATATCAAAATGCACAATATATTCCAGACCATATTCCGAAGATTTGGAAAGAAATTTGTGGAAAATGCCTCAAAAAAGAGGCAGGAAAAAAAAGATTCGAGAGGCTCTTATTGGGAGAGGGAACTTGAGATTGTATATATTAACAGAAGAACAGGGGAGAGGTCACTTGAACATAAAGGAAAGACAGATGACTAAAAAAACTCCGAGAATTGTCCCAAACCTACCCATCAAACCAAACCATCCCATTGAGCAGGATACTTTTGATTTAAATAAGGCTTATGATGTGATCCATCTGCGTAATAGTTTTATAAGGTCAAGATATAACTCTTTACAGGCTTGTAATGTTCCCTACAATGAGAGAATAAAACACCTCTCTTTAAAATATCACTCATCACCGCAGAACATTGAAAGAATTATCACAGAAAATACAGATAAATGAACTCTGTATCGGATTCGCAAATTAAGACCCATATCAATGAGTGGAAAAAGAAAGATTTTAAAGAAATATTAATTGTCGGAAATGGAGATGATCTACTCGATGCCCCTGTTGGCTTATTCTGGGATGATAGATATTTTAAAATCGGAATAAACCGTGCCTATCTACTTGGGATAATGGATTGCTGTGTCACTATGGACAAACCTCACCTATTGGAAAGGTTTAACGATTGGGGAGGGAGAACTCTGCTCATATATCCACGCACAAAGATACAGGGATCACAACTCCCGATCCACCGCATAGGCTCACTCGATAAGTTTAAAGAAAATATAAATGAGAACCTGCCCCTTCTGTACCGCAGGAAAAACAGCCTCTATCCCTGTCTTGACCTTGCTTGTCGCTTATCAGAGAAGGAAAAGCCAATCACAATGATTGGGGTGTCTTTTACCAGAAAATGGCATTTCTACAAGGACAAGTTTAATCAAGACGAAAAATACAGCAGTAAAAAGAAACTCTTTATGGACACAGGCTCTCCAAAAGAGAAAGAGATGTTGAATATTATTGATTTTATAGTGGATGAGGGATATGTTCTTCGATATACAGACACAAGCAAAGTATTAAGCAAAACAAAAGCAACAAAGATACAATACTCACACCTAAAATACAGTAAGGAGTGACCTTACTGATAAGTAAGTAATTTTATATCCTCGCCTCATTGTATAATACCCTCTAATCTATGGAAAAATACACCTGTTTGAGTTACTGTCAGAACTAAACGAGAAACGTGAAACCCTCTCGTTTGCTATTACTGAAATGAAAAAACGTGGACAGGCAAAAGCCAAAGCAGAGAACGATTATCGCATTGCTCTCGCAACCCAGATACTAAAAGAACGGGAAAAAGGGACACCCGTTACAATTATAAATGATATTTGTAGGGGAAATAAAATTATCGCAAACCTTAAAATGGAAAGAGATATATGTGAATCCTTATATGAGTGTTGCCTCCAAAAAATCTATCAGACTAAAATAGAATTGAATATCATTGAGAATCAGATGAACGCAGAGCGGAAGGGTCTTTGATGTCCTCTGATAAACAGAGGGGGAACAGAGAAAACCTTATACCCTTTAAAAAGGGGCAGTCTGGAAATCCGAAGGGCAGACCAAAGAAAGAAAACTGTATATCTGATTTATTAAAATGTAAGGGCGAGGAAATACAGGCTGACGGGAGAACAAGATTACAAACCATTGCGGACAAGTTATATGATAAGGCACAGGGAGGTGACTTGAGGGCGATGGAAATGATTTTTGACAGATTGGAGGGGAAACCAATACAGGCAACCATTACATCATTTGAGGAGTTGCCAGATGGTTTTGATATTGTAGATATTGGATAAGGTAAAAATTGGTGCATACAAGCACCAGAGATTATTCATAAGGAGTGATGCCAAGTACCCTGCTCTTGTTTGCGGGTACGGTTGAGTGCAGGGAAAACGACATCTCTGGTTTTGAAGGCAATGAGAAATTGCCTATTGAATCCAACAGGCACAATCTTATTGGCAGAACCAACTTATCCAATGATAAAAGATGTATTGCAACCAACACTTGAGAAGATGTTGGATTTGGCAGGATGGACATATTCTTATTCTGCCTCTGATTTAAGATACAGAGTACAATGGCGATCTGGGTATGCGGATATAATATTGCGATCCGCAGAAAATTACAGGAGATGGGCAGGACTTAATCTTGCAAGTGGTGGGATAGATGAAGCCGACTTATTAAAAACGAATGATGCTTGGATGATGTTATTGTCAAGGCTACGGGAAGGGAACACATTACAGGCTTTTATTACCACTACACCCGAAGGATTTGGATGGGTGTATGAGATGTGGAAAGAGAAGCCGATTGATGGTTATGAATTAACACAGGGGCGGACAGTAGACAATAAGTCACTCCCGCAAGAGTTCATTGAAAGTTTAAAGGCAAACTATGACAAGCAACTCCAAAAGGCATATTTGGATGGAGAGTTTTGTCATATCTTTGGTTCACAACAAACATATTATTGCTTTAATAGGGTCAACAATGTCAAAGAAAACAAATACAACTCAACACTCCCCATACGAATCGGAAACGACCAGAACGTCAACCCAATGTGTTCGGTTCTCTGGCAGAAGTATGACACCAATCCCAAAGTTCGCATCTTCGATGAAGTTGTTATACGTCATAGTGGGGGAAACGAATTGATGACCGAAAGGATGTGCAACGAGATAAAAGAAAGGTATCCCAATAACAGATATATGATGTACCCCGATTCTGCCTCGATACAAAGAAGAACGAGCAGTCGCAGAACAGATGCGACCATAATGAGGGATTGCGATATGGAGGTCATAATGGAAAGAAGAAACCCGCCTGTCATTGATCGAATAAACTGTGTAAACAAAGCGATGGAGAGTTTAATCATTGATCCATCCTGTAAGGTTATGATAAAGGATTTGGAAAGGGTAATTAACAAGGAAGGGACAAGGGCGGATATTGATAAAGGCAACAAAGAATTGACACATATAAGCGATGCGTTGGGATACTCGCTTGTGAAGACTCACCCAATAAAAAAAATAAACGTAAGGGCATTACAAAGATGAGCAAAGCGATTGTATTACAAAGCAGATATGATGCACAACAGCAAGAGAAAGATTTATGGTTGCAGAAGCGATTGGAGGCTCTTGATTACTATAAGGGCAACACGGATGACTATGTCTTGGAGGAATATATCGGGTCATCAAGGGACAAGATAACCCCCTGCTCAAGTGGTATTACAAAACGGATCATTGACCGTGTATCGCTTTGCTATATGATACCGCCAAAGAGAGAGGTCACGGGCAACCGATATGAGGAGTTTATCCATCCAAGTAAAAACGCACGATTGCAGAGATTTGAGAGGCTTGTCAATCTCTTGGGTCTGGTTCTCATCAAACCCTGTTGGAATGGGGAGCAAATAGAATATANTATTATTTATGATTTTGAACCGTCCTTNGATGGTTCTNATCCATTAGTGCCAACATCCTTNNCCTATCCCCTTGCAACCCGTTCATCTGTGTTGAATGATGAGGAAGAAACTTGGATGTATTGGAGTGATGAGGAGTCCTTTCAGTACCTTGCTAAAAGGAACCAAAAGGTATATAATGAGGAGAATCCAGAGAACATCAATATTTATGGAAAGATACCTCTCATCCCTGTTTTTCGTGATGGTAAGCCAGACACCTTTTATATGGACACGGATGCCTCACAAGAACTGTGTAGGAGTCATTTGAAGATCGTTGATTTAATGACTACCAAGCACCAGAATCAAAAGTTTCAATCATTTGGAATGATAATTGCTAAAGGTGAAATGCAGAACGATCACCTTCAGATTGCTCCAGATGTCATCACAAGAGTTGAGATTGATTCAGATATTCAGATACTATCGCCACCAGATACATCGCAATCCATTGATTCAAGTATCCGAACAATGTATAAGATGGTGGCACAAAATTACAACCTATCCACATCATTCGTTGATGAGAGTGAACAGGCATCTTCGGGTATTTCTTTGGCTATCAGAAACACGGAACTCCGTGACCGTAGGAAACAGGACATATCAAGGTGGCGGGAATTTGAACATAATTTACACGAGATGGAAAGGCTTATCATTTATACCCATACAGGGGTTGACATTGGTGATCTGGAGATGGTTGACTTTAACGAAACGGAGGAGGTTTACACACCAATAGAAAGGAGGCAGATTGAAAAGGCTGATTTGGATATGGGACTTATTGATCTTGTTGATATTGTTCTTTCTCGCAATCCCGATCTTGAGAGTAGGGAGGATGCTGAAGAATACTTGGCGGAAAGGAATAAATCGTCTAACAAGATAAAGCAAAAATCAGACACAGAAGGGAATATCTTTAAACTTGGAGGATAAAATACATAAATACCAAGACGGTATTGATGAATTGAAAGATCGTGTTGAAAAGAACAGCGAGAAGATATTAAGGCGATTGAATTTTGACAATGTTATGGACGACCCTCGTAAATATCTGATGATCTATGCGAAAGCCTTTTATGAAGGGCATAGCAATGAACTGTTAAAGGCGATTGATATAGGCAGGGATCACGCAAAGGATATGATGAAATGAGCAAGAAATGGTCATTACACCAAAAGCAAAAACAGTTCGATTTTAGGAATGTTCCAAAAGTCCACGATCTTATCAATAATGTGGCGGGAGTAATTGTTAAGGATATAAAAGAGGGGATCACAAGACTATCGCAAGACATACACGGACAGCCATTCGCAAAAATATCCAAAAAAACCGCAGACAGGAAGGGTCACTCTGCCCCGCTTATAGATTCTGGCAAGATGAAAGAGGTATATGTAAAAGAAAGGGCAACAAGTACCAAGCACAAGGCAGAAATAGGAATGAACATCCGTGACACTAAAACAAAAAAGGACGGGAATTATGGAAATATACATAATAAAGGTCTGGGAAAGCAGAAGAAACGAGAATGGTTTGGGATAGGGGAGAGGGTAACTGAACCGCTTGACAAAATGGTAAGACAATGGTTTAAAACAATATATGCAGTTAAGGGGAAATGATGCCACAGACCTATCAAGACGAAGCCATCATCATAGAGGCGGAATTGTCGGCAATGGCAGAAAAGATTGCTATTGATCTGGAAACCTTTATTTTAAGAATGAAATTGACAGGCGTGGGGGATGACATTATCACATCGACTTTATTTACAGACCTAAAAGAGGGCGGAGTTTTATTTGGTCAGTTTAAGAATGGTATCAAAAACATCACAAAGGATGCGATTCACAATGTTGCCAATATATCAGCAGAGAAAGAGTTTAGAATGGCGGGGATAGATACGTTTATGTGGGTCACGGTATCTGGAAAACCTTGTCCCGATTGCGATGGAAGGGCGGGGGAGGTAGGGACTAAAGAATATTTTGACGCAATAGGCAACCCCAAGTCTGGATTTAGCGTATGCGGAAGGCATTGCAAATGTCAATTAGAACCCGCAACTTATAAGGGAGATACTAAAATTTCGAGATGACCTTACCAATAAGTAAGTAATCTCACAATAAAACAACCCTTTATATTTAAGGGTTCATCACTCAACAAAAGAGGTCAAAAATGTCTAATATAGAATCATCTGCTCCAGATGTAAAACAGGACTCCACCCCCGTAGAGGGTGTAAATGAAACTGCACAAGACACAAAAGTCGCATCAAATGATAGTATTCCAAGAGCAAGATTAAACGAAGAAATCGCCAAGCGTAAAGAATCTGAGGCGAAAGTTCTTGAGTTTGAAAAAGCCAAAGATATAGAGGCTCAAAACAAATTGGAGGCAGAGGGTGAGTATAAAACCATCCTTTCCGACAAGGATGCCAAGATTGAGA